CAAAGCACGGGCTACAAGGTTATGACCGCCGAAGAACTTGCGGCAATGACCGCCGAGCGCACCGAAGCGGAGGAAATGAACACGCAACTTGCAGAAACGATGCAAGCACTTGCAACTGAAATGCAAACCGTGAAAGCGCAGTTAAAGCAAGGACTTGGTGCACCGTCTGGCGCAAGTAAGCAGGATGGCATACCGCCGAAGGAAACGCCAAAACCATCAAAATTTGATGGACTTGCGGCAATTTGGAACTCAAAAATAAACAAGTAAAATGGCAAGTGCAGTTCAAAACACAAATAGTTATTCGTCATCCAACGACTATATTTCGCAACAGCCGCTATACCGAACGAACCCCTGGGCAAATTCGGACGGGAACAATGCGATCAAGTTGTACGGCATTGAAACCAACCAGGCACGGCACAATGTAGCGTTTACCTGGGCGGTCGTTTCCGGCGGCGCATATATGTTGTTTTCCACTACCACGGGCGCAACAGCCGCAACCGACTATCAAAAATGGACAGTTGTGGACGAATCCGGTCACGAAAGTTACGCAGTTGGATTCGTGGCAAGTACAGCAACTACGCCGCGTCAGGTGAACACATCCGCATTGAACCGGGATAATGACTGGAAAGTGTATTTCTCGACATCGAACAGCTCTGGCGCAACGAAGGTAGATTTTTCATTTGAAATTGATTCTGCTGCGGTTCGCGGAAGTAGCTCGGCGGCAATTTCTTATACAAACATCGCTTAAAATTCAAGGAAATGGCAATAGTAGAAACAGGTTCATTTGATGTCAATTTCCGGGGACGGGAGGCATCTACGATGTTTTTAGAACCCGTCTTTTTTGACGATACCAATACGAACGAGTTTCGTATGATGGGCAACGTATCGAACAAAAAGAAAATGGGTTTCATTCAGGCGATGGAAAATATCGTTCGCCGGTATTCCGGCTGCGGGTTCAATCCAATCGGCTCACTCGATATTTACGACCGCGAAATTGAAGTTTTTCACCTCAAAGCCGACGTAGAGCTTTGTTGGGACGAATTTGAGGACACGGTGTTCGAGGAATTTTTGAAGCCTGGAGTGGATATTTCCAATTTGCAAGGCACGCAGCTAGAGCAGTTTTTGACCTTGCGCGTTCGCCAGGCAATCCGTTTGGATAACCAGCGCCTTGCGTATTTCGGAAACCGCGCAAGTGTGGACCCGAACTACGATAGTGTGAACGGTTTTTGGACGGTTTATTATCCGAATCTGGTAGCTAAACAATTGATTCCGCGCACGAACACGGGTTCGGGTAATGCAATTTTGGCAGGGGAAGCAACCGCTATGTTAAAAGCAGTTGTTGATCAAGCTGACATTCGTTTGAAGTCTATGCCAGCATCGATGAAGCGTATCAACGTGACGGGCAGCGTGTGGGAAGCATACCACAATGACCTGGAAAATAGCGGCGGCGGTGACGCGGGGCGTTCGATGCTCATCAATGGCGAAGAAGTGCTGTACTTCCGGGGCATGGTCGTAAATCCGATGTGGCGCTGGGATGAAATTGCAACGGCTTTGGGAACTCCACTTCCGAATTACATCGAATACGTTGCCCTGGCAAACAAGGTAATGGCAACCGATGTAGCTGACCCATCCGCACAAATCCGCGTATGGTTTGATGACAAAGACGAAAAGTTGTACCTGAAATCGCGCTGGAAGATGGGAGTAGATTACGTTCACAATAGCTTGATTTCGGTCGGCTACTAAAACCAAACAGCATGGGTCTTATAACAGGCGGCTTGATAAACAACTGTTTGAACGGTACGTGTCCGGGCGGTGCAGGGGTTTTGTATCTGGCAAACGGGAATGAGTACACGAGTGTAACGACTTCGGCAAATGGTAAGGTAAGCGCGATCACGCTCACCAGTTCGGCGGCACGTTTTTACGCTTATCCGTTTCGGCAGGATAGCGCGAGTTTTACCGAAACTTTGACCGTTGACCCGGTGACAAAAGCAAAGTCGGTTGTGCAAACCTTTACGGGTATTGTCACTTGTCGCAACCAAGAACTGCGCGATGTGATCGAAAATTTGGCGGGGCAAGGTTGTGGAACGGTTGCGGTACACGGTGAAAATACGGGTAACTACTGGATTTGGGGTAATGTATCGGTAGGCGGCTTAGTCCGTACTGCTACACTTACCACAAACGAAGGGGTTACTGGCACGGCATTCACCGACCCGAACCAGGAAACGATCACAATGACGGTGACAACCAGCGAAAAAGCGCGTGCGTTGACTACCTCGGCGGTTGTTGTTTCGCTTACTTAAGTAATGATTTCAATATACATGCCGTGTCAATTCATAAATTGACACGGCTCATATTATTCTTACCATGAATGGAATAACCAAACCCGCTACCACCGCTTCAATCACTCCAAAAAAACGTCGCTCTACAATTCTCGCATCGGTTGAAATCAGCCCAAAAGATACATTCCTAATTCATGACGATATTTTTAGCGAACCCAGGCGGGAAACGCTGCGCAATAGTGGGGAAAAGTGGGTTCGGATGTTCACCCAACGCGATGAATTTCTAAAAGGGCTGATTGCGTGTGTGAATAACTCACCTACCTTGCGCCGTATCATTTCGGACAAATCAAATATGTGTGTAGGGGATGGGTATATTCCGATTAAGGGCAAATCTTCATCTTTACTCACTACAAATGAAAAAGCGGAAACGATAACAGGTCCCGCATTAGGCGACATTGAAACCGCGATTGAACGGGTAAACGAGCATGGAGAGACCTTAGTAGACGTACAGGCAAAAGGTGCATTTGATTACAATGCGTTCGGCAATGCGGTTTTTGAGTTGGTGCGGGGCAAAGTGGGTAAAGACCCGTTTTGCAACATCTATCATGTCGAGCTATACAACGTCGCAATCGGTCGCACAGGCTTAGATCAAATTATTCAGGAATATGCTTTGTACGATGACTTTGATTTATTTCCCCTGACAAGCGACGGTACGGGATACGAAGATAAAGGCTTCCGTAAAATTGCGGCTTATCCAAAATGGACAAAAGACGGCAAAGGCATAGAGCGCAGCATTATTCATATTAAGCAGTACGCTGCAGGGTATTCTTACTTTGGGCTACCCGATTGGGTGAGTGCAAGACTGTGGGCAGAATTGGAGTACCGTATACAACGGTATAATATATCTAAATTCGACAATTCGTTTATATCATCGGGCATTTTACAATTGTTTGGGTCTGCAAGCCAAGCGGAGGCAAAGGCATTGGTAAAAAGGATAGAAGAGAAATTTGTCGGCACCGGAAACAATCACAAAATGGTCGTTCAAATCCTACGAGATGAAAAGCTAAAAGCGAACTGGATTCCGATGACCAAAGAACAGGACGGGGAATTTTTGGAATTACAGCAAGCGGCAAGTGAGAAAATTGTAACGGCTTGCGGATGGTCGGCAGCACTGGCAGGCATTTCAACAGCCGGAAAACTTGGAAGCAATCAGGAAATAAGAAGCGAAACGGAAAAAGTACAAAATACCGTCATTAAGCCCGTGCAAAATGTCTTTTGCAATCGGGTCATAAATCCCTATTTAAAAGAATTATCCACTTTTGTTTCGGCTTTAAAAGACGTGCAGTTTGGTATTTCTAATTCGATGCCCGTTTCTTTTATGGGCGATATTAATGTAGAAGCAAACCTCACTACCGATGAAAAGCGGGAATTACTTGGATATGGAGCGATAGAAGTGCAACCTGATTTAGTAACTGAAAATCCAATACCAGATGTCGCAACTAATCCAACCGCTTGAAGTCATCCAGGGCGGCACGGCACGTCCTAGTCCTGCCGATATTCGGCTGGATAAGTCGCTGGTATCTCCGCATATTCAGGCAGCAGAGTACCGCTGGGTTATTCCTGCGTTGGGCGGATCTTTTTACGACGTATTGATTTCGGAAAAAGGCACATCGAGCGCGTTTAGTACGTCGGCTTATCAGACACTATGGGATTCACACCTGAAAAGCCTATGCGCAAATGCAGTTTTGTACGAAGCATCGCCTTACATCGTAATGCAGCTTGGTACGAACGGATTGTATTTGATTGACAATGAATACGGTAAAAACGCGGGGATGGACGGTGTGAAGTTCTATCAGGACACCTTGCGCCAGCGCATTACCTTGCAACAAAATATGATAAAGGACTATTTGTGCGCGAGCGCAGGGTACTTTCCTTATTTCTCCGCTTCTGCAATCGGTTGTCCCGATGGGGATTGCGGCGATTCAGAAGATGAATTTTATAACGATTTTGGCTTAATCCTATGAAAAATATAATACTATTTTTACTTTTTGTACTTCCCATTTTGGGGTGCGCTCAATATCCTGGAACTGGCAACAAGCAGCGTTTAGGCTGGCAAACAACCGCCGACGGGCTGGTATACCGGGATGCTGGCTACCCTTCTTACACGCCTAACAGCCGCAACAATGCGTATGTGTACATGGACACCGTTGCAAAGCGGTATTATCATTTTTCAAATGGGGCTTGGTACGACTTATCCGACGAAAAATATATTCACAGGCAAGATCAATCCGTCCTCGCCTTAGCCGTTCGGGATTCGCTTACGACTTACGACCGATTGTTTGTTGCAATGGAAATCACATCCGGGGGTGCAAGTGATCGGGGCGTACAACTACCCGTCACGGCAATAGATTCGACTTATGCCGGGCGGGTTGTTCGGGTTTCTTCACTGGATTCAAGTGGCACGTACAATGTTTTTGTATCATCCAGTTCACCGGATGGACTTTTGGTAAATGGCGCACTAGCAACAACGTATTATTTAGCAGCAGACGAGACGGCAGAGTTTCAGTTATATGTGTTTGATACGATTTATCAGTGGCGATTAATAAATACAACAGTTATACCGCCAGATGTGCCGCAAACACTTTCGTTTTCTTCACCGAATCTTTCTATTTCAGACGGGAATAGCGTGAGTTTATCCCCGCTTATTTCGGGCTTAATTTCCCTTACCTCTTTATCCGCCACCGCCCCGTTACAATACAATAATACAACGGGTGTTTTTTCGATTCCGCTTGGTACAAATTCAGTGGACGGCTATTTATCCGCTACTGACAGAACCAATTTTCAAACCGCTTATACAAATCGAATTACAAGCCTTACAACAACAGGCAGTTCAGGCGCGGCTACCCTGCTTTCAAATGTTTTGAACGTGCCAAATTACACATTGGCTGGTTTATTGGGCGTGGGAGGGTATGGCAACGGCGTAGCGAACCAGTGGGCTTATTGGTCAGATGCGAATACGGTTACGACCTCTAATCAATTGATACGGGATGCGAATAGGGTGAGTTTAGGTACGCTTTTAAATCTAAAATCTTATACGACGGTGGGGCTGCCAGCATCGCCGATTGCAGGGGATGTGGTTTATAACACAACAACAGGGCATGAATGGGTTTACAGCACAAGTAGTTGGCTGCAAGGTACTTTTCCTACGGGTACGAACTATCAAACATTAAGACACAACGGAGCAAGTTGGATAAATAACAACAATATAAAAAGCGACGGGAACTACAATGTCTTTAGTAATACTT